GGCTGGAACTACTAAAAAAGTATCTGCTCAAGTTGCGGCAGCAGAGCCTGGTCTTTCAGGACTGCTATCGCCAGGGTCAGATTTTGCACAGATTCTTCATAATCAAAATGGCGCTCAATATGCTTTTTGGAAAAATGCAGATTCTACTTTGCCAACAATTCAAAATGGTACTGGCTATTCATTATTTCAATTTATTACTGATGCAGTTAATAATGGTTGGATTAGCGCAACAGACCCAACAAATTTTGAATTAGGTTTAAAGAAAACAGATTTTTGGAAAGCCTATGGCGCTTCAGCCATTCAGGCAGCTTCAGATAAAGCACAATCACTTGATGCTAATGGAAACGTACTTCCGAATAGTACATACGGTCAAGAACTTCAGCGTCGTATTGATGGAATTACTACCGAAGCAACAAGCATGGGTTACAAACTTACCCCAGAGGTTGCAACGTCTCTTGCAGAAGGAACTTTAAATGATGCATATGAAGGAACGATTTATAATTCAAGCAATTATCAATCTGGTCTTCAAAGTAAAATTGCTACAACTGCTCAAAGTGCAGGTATTGCACTTAGCGGTGGAGCAAATGCAAGCACTGGAATTGGTCTTGTAAATCAACTTCGTGCCTACGCCGCAAGTCAAGGTGTTGCAATGCCTGAAAATTTTTATACAGATGCTGGTGCTAAATTATCAGATCCAAAATCTGGTATGACTTATGACACTTATGCAAACAATATTAAAGGATATGCAGCATCTAAGTTTTCTGGTTTTGCTAGCAGAATTAATCAAGGTGAAACTGTTGCCAACATTGCTGCTCCCTATCAACAAGAAATGCAAAATATTCTTGGTATTCCAGCAGATAGTATTGATCTAAGTGGAAATAATGGAGATAGTGCTTTAATTAATAAAGCTCTTCAAGGAACTATTGATCCAACAACTGGTTTAGGTTCACCTATGCCTATTTGGCAATTTCAACAGACGCTTCGTCAAGATCCACGTTGGAGAAGCACACCTGACGCTCAAAACTCAATGGCAAGCATTGTTGAAACTCTAGGCAAAACGTTTGGAAAAATCTAATGGCCACACCTACAAACGCAAGCGCAATTGCTGCAGCATCAGCAGATAAGGCAGCAGCAATTGCTGCGGCTAATCAAGCTAAAGCAGCAGCAACAATAGCTGCCGCTAATGCCGAAAGCGCCGTTATTGCCCCTAGCGTACAAAATGTTATTGGAAATATTAATACTGGAATTAGTGCATTAAGTAATTTAGTTAATACCAAAGCGCCAACTGCAGCACAACAAGCAACACTTTCATCTTCTTTGGCGGCACAACAAGCAGCACTTGCCGCTCAAGCACCTATAGTAACAACTGCTACTACTGGGTACAATACTGCAATAAGCAATGCTAATACAGATTATTCAAATGCAATTAATGCAGCAAATGCAATTTCAATACCAGATCCTATTTATGCCCCTGTAACAACTGGCTCCACTGGGCCAATGATTACAGATTATATTTCTGCTGCTCAACAGCAGTTAATGAACTGGGGTATTCTTAACGCCAATGATCCTAACTCAACAGATCTAATGAATCAGATTACAACCCTTGCTCAACAAGGCGCACAACCAGATACAATTGCTTTAACAATTCAAAATTCTGCTGCTTATGCTGCTCGGTTTTCAGGTAACGCTGCTCGTACTGCTGCTGGTTTTTCTGCATATAGTCCAGCAGATTACATGACTGCTGAAAACAATTACCGTAGCATATTGTCAGAATCTGGTGTTCCAGATCAATATCAAACTCAATCTTTTCTTGCGAGCCTTATTGGCAAAAACGTGGGAACGGCAACACTTCAAAACTACGTCAACATGGCAAGCCAGTTGGCGACAACCCAAGATCCTTACCTGCTTCAAACTGCATATCAACAATACGGTTTGACCCAAGGTGATCTTATTGCACACTTCCTTGATCCAAATACGGCAGTACCTGTTCTTCAACAACAGTTTGCTGGTACTCAAGTTGCGGCAGAAGCAGCTCGTCAAAACCTTGCTCTTAATCAACAAAATGCTTTGAGCCTTGCAGCACAGGGTGTTACGCAACAACAAGCCCAAACAGGTTTTGCAAACATTGGTAGCCAATTGGCTCAACAACAACAGATTGCCGCATCATTGGGTGGCAATGCTGACAACATTGGCTCTGAATTAACTGCTGCTCAATTTAACGCAAACGTTAATGGCATTTCTGCGGCACAAGCACAGCAAGAATTAACACGTCAACGTGCAGGACTTACAAATCTTTATAGCGGATCATCTGGTGCAGGCAAAGGTAGCCTTTACACAGAGCAATCTGGCGTAAGTTAATTAGGTTCCATCACTACCCATTGGCATAGTGATGTGTATTTAAAGACCAAGAGTGGGAGCTAGTACCCCTTCCCCTGGGGAGTGCTATGGCCTGCGATCAACCAACATAGAAAAGGGAGTGCCACATGGCAGACCAATACGAAGATGATGACTTTGATCTTGAAGAAGATCAACCATCACAAACACAAGACCAGAATGGTCCAGCAAATCTACGCAAGGCTCTCAAGAGAGCAGAGCGTGAAAAGAAGGAACTGGCTGATCAGCTAGCTTCTATTCAGGCAGACCTTCGAGGACGTTCAGTCAAGGAAGTATTGGAACAGAAGGGCGTACCAACTAAGGTCGCCAAGTTCATTCCTGGCGACGTAAGTACGCCTGAGCAGATTGATGTATGGCTAAATGAGAACGCTGATGTGTTCGGATTTGCCACACCTGAAGATGCTCCGTCCAATGAACCAACACCTAATGCTCGTGAAACACAGCGAATCAATGCCTCTCTTCAAAACGCAAATACCCCATCTCGTGATGCAGATACTGCCTCGAAATTGGCTGGCGTTAAGACAAGAGAAGAGCTTGACATGCTTGTTTTTGGTCAGAAGGTAACGGGTCGCGGACGTTAATTTAAACCCATTCGCACACTATACCCAAAGAAAGTAGGTGACACATGGCCAATCAATATACCGACTCATTCGGTTCTACCGCTGGTATTCCAGGGTTAGTACAAACCGCTTATGACCGTTATGTAGAGTTTGCGCTCCGTGCCGTTCCTCTTATCCGCGATGTTGCAGATAAGCGTCCAGTACAGCAAGCAATGCCAGGTTCGTCTGTTGTATTCCAGATTTACACAGACATGTCAGCCGTTACTTCTTCACTCTCTGAAGACGTTGATCCAGATGCTGTTGCTCTAGGTAACACCACTCCAATCACCGTTTCATTGCTTGAATATGGTAACGCTTCTCTAGCAACTCGTAAGCTCGAGTTGTTCTCACTATCAGATGTAGATCCAGCTATTGCAGACATTATTGCCTTCAACATGGCTGACTCACTTGATACTGTTGTCCTCAAGACACTTGTCGGTGGACCAAACGCTATTGCTGAACTAACAGGTGGATCAACTTCTCCTGTTTCAACATACAATGGCAACTACACCAACGGAACAACACAAGCATCTATCGATGGAACATCAGTAATTCGCTCACGCGATATTCGTACTGCTGTTGCAAAGCTACGTGCTAACAAGGCTGTTCCACGTCAAGGCGAATACTACTGGTGTGGTATTCACCCAGAAGTTTCATACGACCTTCGCTCCGAAACTGGAGCAGGCGGATGGCGCGATGACCACAAGTACGCTGAAAATGGCGCATCTGAGTTTTGGCCAGGAACCATCGGAACTTACGAAGGAGCTATGTTCGTAGAGTCTCCACGTTTGTTCAACACAACAGATGGTACAGGTTCTTCAGGTGCTACAGGTACATTCGGTACTTCTGGTTACACATATGCTACTGGTGGAACACGCGTATTCCGCACACTAGTTGCTGGTAAGCAAGCACTTGCTGAAGCGGTTGCTGAAGAGCCACATGTGGTCTTCGGTCCAATCGTTGATAAGTTGATGCGTTTCCGTCCAATCGGATGGTACGGCGTTCTAGGCTGGGCACGTTACCGTGATGCAGCTTTGGTTCGTATCGAGTCATCAGCTTCTATCCACAACTCATAATTGAGTTAGTTGTTGCCTGCTTCCGCACGTGGGGGCAGGCGGCAACACCCAATGAAAGGTAACGCATGTCAAAAGTATTTAACCCGCCAACGGTTAACGAAGGTCCCGCTGGTTTTGGTATTTTGTTCTGGCGTTACAAAATTGCTCGTGCTAACTCAATCTTAGTATTTGGAACTGCTGTAGTTAGCCAGCGTACCCCTGCGGTACAAGATACACAATCAGCAGATTATTGCTATCTAGGTGGACATGAGTATGTCCTTTCAGATGCAGAAGTAACCATTCTTACAAACGCTGGCTACGGCGCTTACATTACAACGGTTTAGGAGCAACGTGAACGCAGGCAGATATAACATCACGATTATCAATGGCACAACCTTTACCATTGCTCCCATTTGGCAGGTAGATAACCTTCCAGTTAACCTCACTGGCTACACAGCAGACATGCAGGTTCGTGACGTGTCCAACAATCTTGTTGTTGAACTTTCCACAACCAATGGCAAAGCAGTTATTAGCCCAGCATTAGGTCAAACAACATTTACTCTTACGCCTACTCAAACATCTGCAGCTAATCTGCCAGTAGGTAATTACACATACGCTTTCAACCTTACCGATGGTTCATCTAATACCTATCAGATCCTCAACGGTGCATTTAATGTACAAGCGAGTGTGATCCAGTAATGAGCGTAACAGTCAATAGCGTCTCAACTGTACTTATCCCAGAAACAACCAACGTCTTTAACGTTGGCACAAATCAATTTACTACTCTTGAATTAGGCGTACTTGGCCCACAAGGACCACAAGGTATTCAAGGGGCACAAGGAAATACTGGTCCATCAATCACTGGAGCGACAGGAGCTAAAGGTGCAACAGGCAATACTGGCTCTACTGGTTCTACTGGTCCCACTGGTGCCACTGGTCCTACTGGTCCTACTGGTCCGACTGGCATTACAGGATCAACGGGTAGTCAGGGCAACACAGGCTACACGGGGTACACAGGATCCACAGGAGCAACAGGCGCGGCAGGATCTACGGGCAGCACGGGAGCTACTGGCTCTCAAGGGGCTACTGGAAATACGGGACCAACAGGTTCTGTAGGCAATACAGGTAATACTGGTCCAACAGGCGCACAAGGCAACACTGGTAATACGGGTGTTACAGGTGCAAACTCTACTGTAGCAGGCCCTACAGGCCCTACAGGGCCTACAGGAGCCACTGGAGCGACTGGTGCTACAGGAGCAGGTTACTCAGGAGTAGCATCACTCACTAGCGTTGCAATTGCTACAGGCTCACAAACTTTTGCTCTTATTGCTGGTCAAGGTGCTTATCTTGCTGGCGCACGAGTGCGGGCTTTTTATACCGTAACTCCGTCTAACTTTATGGAAGGTTTAATTACTTCCATCTCATCTTCATCTGTAACCATCAATGTTGACACAATTGGCGGTTCGGGAACATACGCTATTTGGAATTTTAGCATCACAGGTAATCCTGGTGTTACAGGACCTACAGGCTCGACAGGTTCTACGGGTGCCACTGGCGCAACTGGTTCGACTGGTAGCATTGGTGCTACGGGTGCTACTGGTAGCCAAGGAGTGACAGGACCTACTGGGCCAACTGGTTTAACAGGCAATACTGGTAATACTGGTAATACTGGTAATACTGGAAACACGGGTGTAACAGGTTCAGCTTTGCCAGATATGCTTTGGTTAGGCGCTATGTGATATAATGGCAACGGAATGAAAATTGCCGTTTATGCCATTGCGCTCAATGAGATACTTCATGCTGAACGGTGGGCAAAAGCAGCCGAAGGTGCCGATTATAGAATAGTAGCAGATACAGGATCTACAGATGGAACACAAGAAAAGTTACAAGAGCTGGGCGTTACTGTTCATAATATTAGCGTTAAGCCTTGGCGTTTTGATGTGGCGCGGAACACGTCTCTTGCGCTCATACCAGAAGATGTAGATGTTTGCGTTTTTGTAGATCTTGATGAAGTAATACATAAAAATTTTTTCCAGGAAGTTCGTAAGCAATGGCAACCAGATGCAGACGCTGGATGGGTTACATTTGATACGGGCAGTAGATGGCAAAAGGATAAGATCCATAGTCGCAAGAATTGGTTTTGGAAATATCCAATCCATGAAGTTGCTGTCTTTTATGGTGAAGGTCAGCCAAAGTATTGCGAAATTAAAAACGCAGTCATAAGCCATAAGCCAGATGATAATAAATCTCGCGGTCAGTATCTTGGCCTGCTTGAAATGTGTGTTAAAGAGTTTCCCCAAGATCCACGTATGTGGACTTATATGGTACGCGAGTACTATTTCTACCGACGCTGGGATGATGTTCTCAAATCAGCGGAGCATCGTATGACGCTCAATGGGTGGAATGTTGAAGAAGCTGCTACTTGCAGATGGGCTGCTGAAGCAGCACATTATTCAGGCAAAGCAGAAGAAGCAACTAAATGGTCTGAGCGTGGCGCTCAAATTATGCCCAATGAAGGTGAACCTTGGTTCGCTGTTGCACTAGATGCTTATCGTAATAAACGTTGGCAACAATGCTTAGATGCTTCTATCAAAGCAATTGAATGTCACAGAAGCGTTCACTATTGCTACGACAGTTCTGTATGGGACTGGAAAGCATACGATTTAGCCAGTATTTCCTCATGGGAAATGGGCTTTATTGATGAAGCAATTACTTTCTCACTTGCTGCATCTAAGGCCAATGGCCCAGAAAATGAACGCATAGTGCGTAACCTTAAATTTTTTAGACAAGCCAAGGAGAAACATGGCAAACGGAGATAACTGCCGTACAGGTTGCTTAGAGAAGAACCACGAAACTTATGCTGAGTGCTTGCAATCAAGCAATGTGCATGTCAATACTGGCGATGCTAATAGCAGTAAGACCATGACTAAGAAGCGCTGGGATGCGGAACTTAACGCATACGCAGGTGCTCGTAAACAAGGTGTTCAGCCAGCTGGTACAACCATGAGGGCTGTTGCAGAGTCACTTGAAGCAAGCGATAAATTGGGCACTGCATTTGATGCAGGCACAATGCCAGCAGCAAAACAGATTACCAAGCACAAGGCTAAGGTAATGAAAGAAGCAGGGATAATCTAATGGCAACAAAGAAAAAGATTACAAAAATTGCAGCTTATGCTGCTGCTGAAAAGGCAGAGCCAAAGGCTGAAAAAGCACGTGAACTTAAAAAGGGCATGGCTATCTTAAAGAAGAAGGCTAAGTAATGGCAGCCACAAAAAAGGGCATGGGCTTTAAAGCGGCTCAAAAGTCAATTGCTAAAAAGTCTAATGTTTCAATGAAGAGCGCAGGAGCAATTCTAGCGTCTGCTTCACGTGAAGCATCACCAGCAGCAAAGAAAAAAAATCCAAACCTAAAGAAAGTTAAGGGCTAATTATGTGCGCAGAATGTGGTTGCAACGCAACAATGATCGGCAAGCCATCTGACAAGCTAGACGGAAAGCCAACAAAGTCACCTTACGGTGAATATGAAGGCGTTGGCGGAACTAAGTAAATTGGCTAGCAAGGCAAACAAGGGTCAAGCCAAACAAGCAAAGATAGATTCAATTGTAATTGGTGGTCAAAAGCACACAGTTGTTAAGGCCACCAATGGCGATATTATTGTTAATCATCCTGGCTCTAAAAAAACAACATTTAAAAAAATTGATTTAACTAAAAAAGCAGATGTAAAGACTGTTGCTGCGGGAGTGGCGGCAGTAAAAAAATGGCATAAAACACATCCAACGAAAGGTAAATAATGACATACAGTTACGTTTACCATCTTAATCGTTTGGCTGGAACAATAGTAAATAGCGTTCCTCAGCTAGATGAAGCAGGTGCTGCAAATAAGTGGGCTGGAACAAAAAACCTTAAAACCGTTGGCGCATTAAATGCTTTATATGCAAGCCGCCATAGTGGCTTAAATCAAGGCTTGGATCTGCAAGGTATTCTTAATGCCTTTGCTGGAACTACTGGTCTTGGTCCCAACGAGGCAGCATCAAGGATTGTATCGTGACTTTATTTTCAGAACTAATTGATGAGACTGCGCTGGCGCTTACTGGTTATACCAGCCGTCAAGATCAGGCTACATATCTGACAGCCCCTATGAGTGCTACAGATTTAACCTTTACCGTTGCCGATGGCACAATCCTTACACGTGGTATTGTAGAAATTGACGAAGAGTTGATCTGGGTTGATTCATTTAACCGTACAACTAACACGGCAACTATCCCACCATATGGACGTGGCTTTAGAGATACAACTGCTATCCCGCATACTGCTGGTACTCGCGTAACAATTACGCCATCTTTCCCACGGGCTATGATCCGCAAGGATATTAACGAAGCAATTGATGCTATCTATCCAAGCCTCTTTGGTGTGTACTACACCACATTTTCTTTCATTGCATCACGTACAACATACGTACTTCCACAGGAAGCAATTGATGCTTTAGCAGTTTCTTGGCAGACCATTGGTCCATCTCTTGAATGGCTACCAGTTCGCCACTATCGTATTGACCGTACTGCTAACCCAGTCGTTTGGAACAGCGGCAAGACAATTTCTATCTCAGATGGAATTATTCCTGGTCGCACCGTACAAGTTGTGTACACAAAAAAACCTACACAACTACAAAACGATAACGATGACTTTACAACCAGTGGCTTGCCAGACTCAGCCCGTGAAGTAATCATCCTTGGAGCAGCCTATCGTTCAGCTGCATATGTAGATATGGGCCGCGTACCAGCACAATCTGCTGAAGCGTCTGCTCAAGATCAAAGCAACCCAGTTGGTTCAGCAACCAACATGAGCCGTTATTTTTACCAGATGTACCAACAACGCCTACAGGTGGAGATGGCACGTCAAGCAGAACAATATCCACCACGTACCCACTACTCCCGATAGGTAGATAGATGACAAGATACTACTCAGCCACCGCGCAAGATACTACGGTTACTAGCGCTATCACCAGCTCGTCTACTACTGTTGTTGTAGGGGCTACGACAAACTTCCCAACACAATATCCGTTTATTCTTGCCCTTGACTTTGGTGCAGCATCCGAAGAGCTGGTTCAAGTTACTGGAGCATCTGGTCTAACTCTTAGTATCTTACGCGGTTACAACGGCAGCACTTCTCAATCTCATTCAGTCGGAGCTGTAGTTCGTCACGTAGCAACTGCTCAAGATTTTACCGATGCTCAGAACCACTATGCTGCTACTACATCAGTACACGGCATTTCAGATACTTCAACTTTGCTTACAGCAAGCAGCACAAATACTCTTACCAATAAGACAATCTCAGGTGCAAGTAACACTGTTACCAACTTGCCAATCTCAACAGCCATCTCTGGCCTTGGAACAGGCATAGCCACATTCCTTGGCACACCAACTTCTGCTAACCTAGCAGCGGCTGTAACCGATGAAGTAGGTTCAGGACCGCTGGTTTTTGCAAACCTTGTTATTAATGCCCAGACTGGTACTACTTATACAATCGCATCAACAGATGCTAGCAAGCTAGTTACCCTATCTAACTCATCTGCCATAACCCTTACTATCCCATCAGCTGTATTTACTGCTGGTCAACAGATCAATATTCAGCAACTTGGAGCTGGGCAGGTAACCGTACAGGGAGATGGAACGTCTACCTTTACAGGGACTGGAACTAAGTTACGGGCACAATACAGTGCAGCCACCATTGTTTGCACAGGAACCAATACCTTTACCTTGATTGGAGATATAGCGTAATGGCTACAGCATATGTCGTACTAGGAAACGTAACGCCCTCAGCGGCGGGTACTTCTACCCTCGTTACAGGGTCAACTAACGGCTCCATCGTAGGCTCTTTTAACGCCTGCAATCGTGGCGGCACAAACGATTCAATCCGTATCAGCATCACAAAGTCTGGCGGAAGTGCTTACTACCTTTACTACAACTTCACATTGGCTGCTAACTCCACCCTACAGGAAACACCTGGTTGGACTTTGGCTAGTGGAGATGTAGTTTCTGTCTATTCCACTACAGGAAATACTGACTATATTGCGACAGGAGTAACTCTTTAATGGCCGTCTCACTGCTGACTAATACCAGCATTACACCGACAGTTGCGGTTAATGCCCAAACTGCTTCATATACCTTTGTCTTGGGCGATGGCAATAACACCCTTGTTACTTTGTCTAATGCCTCTGCCAACACGGTGACTATCCCACCTAACTCATCAGTGGCATTTCCAGTAGGAACTGTGTTAAACTTCGCACAGACTGGCGCAGGTCAGACAACAATCACGCAAGGAAGTGGTGTGACTATTACATCTAACGGCGCAACTGCTACTGCTCCAAAGACTCGCGTACAATATTCAGCGGCTACTGCTATTCAGACCAGCGCAAATAACTGGTTAGTAATTGGAGATTTGGCATAATGTCACCCATACTTGGTATTTATGCTCCACAAATGTCAGGACATTTAGTACGACCTAACAG